TAAAATCTTTAACAGTTTTTCTTGTTATGTATATATTATCATATCTACTCTCATCTTTTATAAAATTAACAAAATGATTTTTTAATATTTTTAATATCTCTTTATATTGATCTGAGTTATCTCTTAGATATGCTTTACTGGTTATATCATATACATTGTTAAATAATATATTACATTCATTTAAATTAAATAAATACTTACTGGTATCGATACCTATGTAGGAAAAAGCATCACTAATTCTATTGTTAGTTGGCATCTTAAATTCATAGTCATCAAATTCTCTAAACATGTATAGTTTTAAATCTGGAACAAACTGTTTTATATAAAGATATATGCCTATTTCATCAAACATCATATGAAAATAATTTTTGGTAAAATGAGATATATAAACTGGATCTGATATAGTTGTAACTATCTTATTTTTCTTAACGTAATTTACATGAAGGTTTGATATTTTTTGAATATCAAAACCAAGCCCTATCTCGCTATCTTTAAATTTAGATATTATTGGTTTAATGTTAGTTTCATAGTCTTGTATATTAGTATTAAACCACTCTGATGTATGAGGTTGCCACGTCATATATATAGTATATCAGTATTGACATATTTTTTGTGGAATGGTATACTTGTTCTATGCCTATACCAAACGACGTACTTTATCCTTTTGAAGAATTTGTAATGAATAAAAACAAAACTCTTAAAGGCTATATTTATGATTATTATGGCAAAGAGTGGTACTATCAGTGTCCTTCATGTTCATTGGATATTTATGCACCTGGAAAAAAAAGCATTCAGAAGGCAACTAAAATTCACTATAAAGAAGTTTGTGGTGGTGGTTGGTAATGAGTAAACAATGTGGATCATGTAGTAAATGTTGTGAAGGATTTTTGTCAGAAAGTGTTTTTGGAAATATTTTTGGTAAAGGTAAGCCATGTGTATTTGTTGATTTAACTAACAAAAACTGTACAATACATGAAATTGCACCCAAGAATCCTTGTGGTAACTACAAGTGTATGTGGCTTAAATACGAAGATGTTCCACTATGGATGAAACCAAACGTAGCACCAATCATAGTAAGTGCTGAAACATATAACGGAAGAGATTTTTTATTTTTAAATACCTTTCATAAAGAATATTCTGCAAAATATTTATCATATGTAATAAGATATGCTGATAAAAACGATCTTCCATTAATATACGAGATTGGTCCTGATCAGTTTGTAATACACAATCATCCAGATTTTTTTATTGATTTGTTTAAAAATTCAAATCTTTTTTATTGGTCTAACTTTAATTTAACACATGAGCATGAAAGAAGAGAAGGATTTATCAAATATCTACCTTTAATTGTTAAATAATATTTTTTATAAATTGTTTTCTTTTTTATCACTAACTATATATTTTGAAAGTTTTTCTTTAACAGTTCCATCTTTTCTAACACGAACAATCCATCCATCTTTTATTTGAATTTGATTGTGTGCGTATTTTTTCTTTCTGTTTTTTCTTAATCTGTTATTGCTCATTGATTTTTTCTCTCTGATAAGATCTGCCCCAAAAAAATGAGGATATCATTAATAAACCAATAACCAATGAATGCCAAAAATAAAATATGTTCATGACAAGATTATTCTATTTGATTTAGTGTAATCTTTTCCAAAATCAGCAAATAATGCTTTATCTTTTTCACGATTAACTATTCCTCTTGACCATGCAAAACCAGCATCTCCACCCCATGCTAACCACATAATCTTTCCGTTAGAAGGATCTGTTGCATTATTAAAGTCTTTACCTTTTTTATCTACTTCGTGTCTTGAAAAATAAGAGTACATACGTTTAACTGTGCTTAAAGATATTGACTCTCCTCTAGCAAGTTGACCTGCACGAGTCCAACCAACTGATGTACCAGCACCTTTTGCTTTACCATTTTCTTTGTATTTAATTGCTCTACGTGCTGCTGATCTTACTCCTGCTGGTGGTGAGTAACCTTCTGCTTTTGATAAGTTATCTGTTTCATAAACAACTGTGTCATCATCTTCCCAAAGATCATCTGCTTTTGCTGCAGGTACACAATTAGGAACTGGTTTACCATTTGCTCCTGGTTTCATACCACGTTGTACATACCCATCCCAACATGGTGCTTGTTTGTTTACATCTTCTGAATCCATTGGCTCACCTTTCATGTCTACTATTGTACCACCCTCTTAGTGATATACTTGTTTAATGATATATGACAAATATGTAGAGCAATTTGACAAAATAGGATATTCTGAAGATAGGGTTGTTGTTGTCCCTAATTTTTTGACTAAGGATAAACTTGACTATATAACAAACTGGATTAAAGAATATAAAACTAAAGGTCCTATAGACAGATTAGATATAGATAACCAAGATGTCCTCAATATACTAAAAAAATCAGAAAAAGATATATATAGTTTAATATGTAAAAACTATACAGATAAGTATGATGTTAAATTTGATGAAAACGTGCTAATTCCAACTCATTTGGTAAATTGGGATTTAGAACAAAACTCTCCTCTTCCAGTTCATGCTGATTGTGAAGGACCAGATGGCAATCCAGCAATGCATAATGGCTATTATAGATATAACTTAGCAGCAATATGCTATTTAAATGAAGACTATGTTGGTGGAGAAATATTTTTTCCACACATTAATAAAAAAATTAAACCAAGTGCTGGTGACTTGGTGATGTTTCCTGGAAAGTTTAAACACGGAGTGACTGGAGTAGAATCTGGAAATCGATATACAATGTTATCTTGGTTTAGATTTGATATTGAAGACAATGTTAACTATGAAGATTTACCATATTCAAATACTGCTGTTGGTATATTGTTTAATGAGACAGGCAGTTAATTAAAACCACCTGTCTCTAATTACACCTGTTTATTTTTTAGCAGGTTTTTTTGCAGATTTCGCTGCTTTTTCAACTTCTGCTACATCTGGAAGTCTTCCAAATGCTGTATCGCTTGGATTAATTGCACGTAATGCTACTGGGGCAATCGCTGCCAATAGAGCATATGCTAGATCTTTTGGATCTGTTACGCCTGTCATGTACAATGCTAGTCCAGCACCTAGGACAGAGCGTCCGTATGATGCAAGAGCGGCCTTTAATTGTTCTTTATTCATTTTTATTTCTCCTTTTTCTTTGAGCATTTAATATGCTCAAACCTATGAGTAATTTTTTTTGGACCAAAAGTTTTTTTTGTATCCATTTTCCATTACCTTTTTAATACCGTAAGACATTTTTTTAAATTGTTTATCATTATACTCTAATTCTTGAGAAGTCCAATCTTCTCTTTTAATAAATATCATTTGATATATTGGAGTTCCAGCAGGTATCAAACCTTCAAACCCTTTCTTTACCATAAAAGGTATTGGCCCATTAACTGACCATTTGTCTGTGTCTATAATACCATTCATTGTTAAAAATGGTAGATCTAATCTGTTTGCTGGATGAAAGTATAATGTGCTATACCCCGCTGGAGTCTGAGGTTCCCACTGAGTTATCCAATGAAATTCGTTAGTATAGTAGCCATCAAAGTTAGGAAACACTCTTCTAGAATCAGTGTCTTGTGCTCTTGTAGACAATGGTTTAATTGGACCAGCCCACTTATAATTTACAATATCATTACCTGTATTTGGATCAACACCAAGATTAATTATTTCAACATCACATATTAATTCTTGTGTATACCCTGAAGTTAATGCATCTAAGAATGGTGGACATTTCTTTGCTGTACCGTCGTCCCTATTACCTCTTAAAGTTGGTTGAAGAGTAGGCATATCCTTAAACCATTTTGGCAAATAGTTTTTTGCAGACTGTGGTCTTGGGGTCATAAACTCTACATCCTGGCTAGATGGAATAAAGTTTACCTCTTGACTATTGGTCATGATATAAACATCCTTCTTTTTAATTGATCCATGTGTAAATCACACAAGTTTAATTCTCGTGGATAATCATTAAATATTCGTGTTGCTTCTTCTTTACATGAATATTCTTCACACACTTTAAAAGCATTCCACACTACCTCTGTTTGGTCTTTAAGCCTTATCAAGATCCAC